GACACGGCAATGACACCGTCTCCAGATTCCGTCAGGAGACCACTTTTCAACAGGCCGTCAACACCCCTAAACAGGCGCGCGCCGATGACGGTCTTGAGGTGCTGTCGGTTCTTGAACACTCCGCCGGAGCGCAGCAGCTTGACCTCACCAATGATCGTGATGAACGCGCGGAACTGCGTGTCAGTCAGCGCCGAGATCTCCGCATCTCGATGTGCATTTGCTACCCACTTGAACCAAACCATCTAGTCCTCCGTCTGTGTTAGTGGCTGGGAGAGGTGGAGGTCGCCAGTCTCTCCCAGCCGTAGATGATGCCGCTCAGATCAGAACGGCAGGTCCTCAATGCTCGTCTCGGTTCGCTCAGGCTCACCGCTTGGCGCGGTCTGAGCGTTGACCCAGGCGATGCTTGGCTTGCGCTGGCAGAAGGTGCCGTTCGACTTGCCGCTGCACGCGTAGAACGCGCTGTACGGCTTGCCTGCCTTGCTGACACCTGCCGGCTTGAACGACCAAGCGGTGCGGTGGTCAGGGCACTCGCCCTCTGCGAAGAGCATGGCGGCCGCAACGGCGACATCCGTGCTCAGAACCGACGGCTGAGACTGGCTCACAGAATCAACGGAGACCGCCCTAGGAGCCACGGAGAGGCTCGCTCCTGTGCCTGACGCATAAAGAGACCGCCCTACCCCAATCTGGGCTGCACAGCGGCGCAGAGCGTCGCTTGCTGCTGACTTGTATGGCTCGTCATCCTGTGCGCTGTTTGGGTAGCCAAAGTCCTGTCGGACGGTGGTCACGCCATCGATCACGGCGATCAAGGTGCCGTGTACGACCTTGGCGGCAGGGTCTGCCACCTTGACTTCGAACTGCCAGCCAGCCAGACCGAGCACATCGTCAAGGCGCTGAGCTACGGCTCGCGCATCGGCGTAGGTGAAGGTCATGCCGCCGCGCCCTGGGCGCTGCTTTAGGTCTGTGCCGGTAAAGGGTGCGGCCAGTGCCGCTGCGATTTGCTTAGTCATTCTCTGATCCTCCAATGGTCTCTACAGGTAGCAACTGCTCGGCTACCAGATTCAATGAACTCGCCTTTGCAATATGTCCGCTCTCGAATACGGTTCCCTCCTTCACCTCATATGCCAGATAGAGATACTGGCTCTTATCCATCACTCCGAGCAGCCACGCACGCTGGTACTTATCTGCGTGGGGTGGCCCATTGCGGTCCTCTCCAGGCGCGAGCTGCAAGTGAACGAAGGCGTAGTAGTCCACCGCTTGGTGGTCTCGGATGTAGTCAAAGACGCTGACCTCAACATCCTTGGCTGCCGGTCGGCTCCAGCCCTTGCTCTTCACATCGACCTTCAGACCGCAGACCACATAGTCGTGCGTCGTGAGGTCCACTGGGATGAACGGCATCTTGCGCTCGCTGAGTACCGCCTCAAACACGGCCTGACCTAGCACGCCAGTCCAAGTGGTGTTGCCGTCCGCCTTCTCCTTTCGGAAGCGCAGCGCGCTGCTGGACTGCGCCTGCTTGAACATCTCTTCAGCCCTGACCTTGATCGCGGTGGTGATTTCTACTTCGATCACGCTTGGTCCTCCTTCCCAAAGACGCGGAATACTCGCGCCCCTGGCTTCTCTGAGGTGAAGCGCTTGACGGCTTCACCGTAGGTGTCTGGAGCAACCGTTCGCAGGACATCTGCGATGCTCTCCCAGTCCACCTTCACGCTGCTCTTGTTGGTCTTCCAGGTGGCAAGCCAGCCCTGACCCTTCACGCCTTCGCCGTCACCAATGGCTTCCTTGATGGCGATTGCCATCTCCTTGAGTGCAGCATCGGCAGCCTCTGCCTCAGCCTTCGCCTCAATGTAAAGGCGCGCGATGTGATCGAGCTGCGGATCTGCCTTCGCGTAGGTGTTGCTGCTCTGCGGCTTGACCTCCGCGAGTGTGTCGCTGTCGTTGCCGGTCAGCGGTGGTGGAGTCTTGGTCTTTACCAAGTCCAGGAACGCTACGGCCTTATCGAACAGGAGTGTCTGGTAGATCGGATCAGCCTCTACGCGCTCAATGCGGAACACCAACCCAGAGAGCAGCACGGCGACATCGCAGTACGACGCGCCAGTGATGAACATCTGCCACTGCACCTGGTCGACATACTCAGGTGGCACTGGGTACAACTGCCAGCGGCTGCTGGTTGAGGTCTTGATTTCTACGAGACCGTCGGTGTCGCCCACAATGGTGCGGTCCAGCGAAGCCATCGCCCAAGGATGCTCCTTGAGGCGCACGATGCCATTCGACTTGCGCAGCTTCTTGCCAGTCTCGGCGGTGTAGTAGTCGGCGACTGCCTGCTCTAGCAACTGCCCACGCTGGGCTGCTGCTCCGACTTCCTGCTCACCGACCTGACCAGTCAACTCTGCCCAGAGTCGGTACGCGGTCTTGTACGGCGATGTGCCGTTGATGGCTGTGATACCGGTGGCGGTGATGCCGCCCTTCCGCATCTCGAACCACTCTGGGCTGCGCTGTGGCGCAGATACAAACTCGTAGCGCTTGCTCACTGTGTGACCTCCTGTCGTGTCTTGTTGAGCGCCTTCTCTGCGGCGCGCAGTTTGCTCTTTGCTTCTGCTAGGCGAACCTTGTCGCCGTTGCTGTAGATGTCTACGACCTTCTGCCAGTGGCTCACATTGCAGTCAGCGCACAGGCGCTCAATCAGCGACGGTTTTGTCTCGGTGACCATCTGCCGCGCGCAGATTACGCACTTCCACTTCTTCATCGGATCACCAGCTCGAACAGGATCACCGCGATAATCCACGCCGCCATCAATGCGACGGTGAACTTGGCGCGCTCTCGCGTTCGCTCTTGGCGCTCTAGGCGCTGGTACTCCGATGTGAAGTACGGCCGCACAACCATCTTGGGCGTGCTCTTACGATTGACTTTCACAGTGACCCTCCTACTACTAGCACGATGTAGATGCACGCGATGAAGATCGCGTAGCCGATACCGTCCAAGATTGCTGCACGCATTAGCGCACCCACTTTCGCGCTTCAGCGCCAGCGGCGGCAAAGTCAAACGACGCTGGCGACTTGCCAGCGTAGATGTGACTGACCTCCATCTCAAAGACATAGACGAGACGCTTGGCTGCACGCACTGCGACGAGCGGCTGTCCTGCCTGAATCATCATCGCGGCGTGATCCTTCTGCCGGTTGAGGCGATCCTGCGCCTTAGCAAGTGCCTTGTTCACTTTGACCTCCTTGTCAGTCCAACCGTCTGGCTGGTTTCCTCCTGACATAGGCATCATAGGGTCAACGGTTCGCGCCTGTCAACCATGTTGCGTGAGTATCTTTTATGCAGGGTGGATAGCCCCTGGGTGAGGAGGGATCACCCAGGGGAAGCCGTCTAGGACGGCTGCGACAAGTCCTCTAGAGCGAAGGCGATGAGGAGCCTGAGGCAGATGCCACACAGGAGCACCTGCTCAGACTCGACCTCCCAGACCCTGCTCTGTAGCTCACAGACCGAGCAAGTGCCGTAGGGGCGCTTGACTCGGACTGGCACGGCTTAGTTCTTCTTGAGGCCGTATGCGCCGTTATCGCGGTCAAGCGCCTTGACCACGATGCCCAGCCCTGAGGCGAGACCGGCGGAGACGATGGTGCGGAAGTCGCCACCTTGGATGTCCAAGAGTGGGATGCCCAGACCGAGCGCCACCGAGATGCTGACCGTGAGGAAGGTGCGGACAAAGTCCAGCGCGATCTCATCGATCTGCGTGTTCGCGGCGACATACTTGATACCTGCCCAGATGCGGTTCATGCCCTTTTCCTTTCTAGTCGCAGCGGCTGCTGCATTGATGACGGCGAGACCGTCTGCGGCGATAGCGCCCCAGTCAGCCTTGCCGATCTGATCCAACTGCGCCTGTACAGCGTCAGGTGTCTTAGTACCCTTTGCCACCTTTCGTGGCTCTGCGTGGCTCCTAGGTGCCTCTACGGCGATTTTAGGAGCAGGTGCTGGCGTAGGTGCCGCAGGCACGACTGGCGTAGTGGCAACTGGCGCGGCTGCTGGTGCAGGTGCGGCTGCCTTCTTGCCTGGGTGCGTGACGATGAGTAGGCACTTGTAGTCGACCTTGACCTTCTTCGCCTTGACCTTGCTGTTGGCAATCTGGCGCAACTGCGCCTCCGTGACCGGCACGCCGTACTTCTCAGCGGCGACCTTCTCGTCGCGCGTCGGACAGGTCCACTGCCAGCCGTCAACATCGTCATAGCCAGCGCTCGTCATATGGCCATAGCCAGCGGCGATCTTGGCAGGCTGGTGCTTGCTCCACCACTTGTGCCAGCGGTCATGCCACGCGCTGATCTTCACGCCTGCTGGGTAGTCGACTGCCTGCTGGACCCAGACCATGAGCGCAGCGCCGCCCTTAGCGGCTGCGACTGCGTCCTCCCACGACTTGGCGTAGCGAGCCTTGCCACCTAGGTGCGCGATGACCTTGGCAGCCTCAGCGAGAGAGCCGCCGTTATCGGACTTGCCCTGCACATCCTTGCGGCCAGTCACCTTCTTCATCGCCTCTACGCCTTGAGTCGCGCTGTAGTCCACGGTGTAGCCAGAAGCCCACGAGACTGCGGCCGCACAGGATGACCAGGTGCAGTCATCTAGGATCTGCTTCGCTCCCTTGAGTTGCGCCTCTGCATCGCTGTAGAGCTGCGACTTGACCTTGTACTTCACGCGGCGTTCTCCTTCTTGATTATCACGGCAACTGCTCGACCGGCTGCGTCAAAGTCCAGCGCGGCACTGACAGGGA